ATTGTAACCAAACTAATGATGTATGTCCCACACTTCGACACATTCGAAACCATCGAAGTGTCCTGGATTAGTCTCTCTCCACAAGACTACTGCATGTCCCCACATATTATCGTGTTGGTATGAGACAGTGTAGATGATTGCAGGAACTGGCCAGTGTGGTTCGATTGAACCACTCGGATCATGTCCGCGCACATAGTATTGTGCGCTTTCTCCGCGTTCGTGGCTTTCCCATACAGTGTCATGCGCAGTCTCTGCAATCTCTGCATACTTCATTGTGGACATTACAGTTCTCCCTTCATGTTGTCTAATTCACAACGATACCACGCACACACCACAACCAAGCCAACCCAACAACAGAAGAATGTAAGCATCACGTCTCTCCCTTTCAACAATCACACTCTGCCTACCAACTATGTTCATACTAAGGCATGAATAAGGTATTGTCAACCACACTTAGGGTGATATTGTGTTACAATCATATAAAAGCCATGTCCAATGCACATGGCAACATTAAGGCAGAACCCCCTATACCACTCGCATGCTCGTTAGCGGCGCAACCTATAGGTATAACCTATGTTATTAACCTATCTATAACCTTACAACCCTACGTATAACCTACAATGTATCCTCACTTAACACTACGTACTATACTACTTAACATAGTAAACCTAACGTACCGCAACCTAAAGTCAACCTTATAATCTATGTCTTATCTAGATTATAGCCTAGGTTGTAGAACGAGCATCTTGCGAGTGGAGCGAGCATTTCTACCAATGCGAGCAGACCACCCCGGCCACACCCGGTACAAGGGGGTTAGGGGGTTGACATGGGGGCCGCGAATCACTCGAAATATTTATCTAACATATTTTTATGAAATAATAAATATGGTGTTGACATAAAATTTATAAGAAAGGAAACAAATGCAAAAGCCTAATCTAACTAGAGCCAAGGATATTCTAAAGAACTATAGAGAGTATGCTATTAACGACCTCGCTAGGTACTCTAGGAAGCCCGTACAGAAGAGTTTAGGATATGGGAGCTAGGGTAGTAGCTTAGATGAATAAAACGTATCAGTGGCCTTCTAATACGCCACTTCCTGAAGACTTAGGATGTCTAATAGATATGATGGCTGGTAAGCCAAGAGAATATCTTGGTAAGCGTCCACCAGGAGAACTAAATAGTTATGAGAAATACAATAGAACAGTATTGGCTACGTCTAATACTAATGTTCCACATATGGCATAGAAGGTACAGTCCAGTGCTATTTAGACGCTGGATTTGACTTTCAAATAAAAGTATGTTATACTACGCATTCGTCTAGACATCTCTTTGTAACATCTACGGAGATATTATATGCACCACGTGCATACCAATAAAATAAAAATAGAATTACATATAATTCTAGAAAGGTTACACATCATGCTCGCTGATCTCAACGCAGCTATTACTCTAATCGAAACTGCAGTCGCTGCGGACACCATCACTGAGAATGCTGCTGCAGCACTTCTCACCCTGTTGGGTGCAAGTTCCACTGCTGGAGTTACAGACCCGGCAACCCTTGCTCGTCTGTCTGCTATCTCTGCAACGATCAACACTAACAACGCCATGCTCAACGCTGCCGTTAAGGTTAACACTCCTACGAGTACCCCTTCAGCTACAACCTTCTCACCGTCTGTGACTTACGTACAGGGCGCTCTGGTTGTCTTTACTGACGGTATGACTTACTCTTCAAACGCCTCTGGTAACGTTGGTAATACACCGTCGTCTACCTCCACGTTCTGGACGGTTACGTCTGCTCCTATGATTCAGGCTTGGGTGTCTACTACGACATACAACATGAATGATAAGGTCCTCTTGGACGGAGTTCTGTATACCTCGAAGATTGCTAATAACATTGGAAACCTTCCCAGTGCTGTTACAACTGCCTGGTCTGCATCCTAACCACTATAAACAAGGAAAGCCCCCTTAACCGGGGGCTACCTTAATAATGGCTTATACATTTTCAACTATTAATAGCGGTTCTGATAGCAGCTCAACATACACTGCTAACATAAACATAGGACCAACTATAAGTCCATTTATAATTGTTGCATCTGCTATTCAGAATGGATTTACAGTAAACAGTCCAACTCTTACTGTTGGAGGTATCTCTCTTAATCTAGTTGCGCAAGACTCAGTTAATAATCCTCTTTTAGTTATATTCTCAGGAATAGCAACAGGTTTATCAGGAACTCAGAGTTTTGTATTACCTAACGGAGGACCTTTCACTACAAGAACCTTATGTGTCTGGTATACTTCAGATAACATTAGTCTTAACCAGGCTTCTAATGGTCCTAGTCCATCAGTATTTAATGTTAATACTGGTGATTATATATTCTCAATAGCGTTTAATAATCCAACATACAGTACCTCTACAGTTCCACCTAGTAATACCCATCACTCTATTGGCGGTGTCTTTAATGAAGTTGGAGCAGATTGGACAATAACATCTTCAAATCCAATCTTTAATGTTATTTCAGATATACCTGAACAAATAGCAGCAGTCTATAGAACTATAATAACTACTACAGCTACAGGCGGTAGACAAGTATGGGAGCAAGAGTTAGATGATTTAACCTTAGCATCTCATAAATGGCATCAGCGTCTAATAGAAGCTAATAGTTTTAAGACTGGGGAAGAAATACATAGAATAGCTCAGGAATTAGGATCTAAGGGAGGTATGGCTAGAGCACAGTCTTTAACCGCTAAGCATAGATCAGACATAGCAACTAAAGCAGCACAGACAAGATGGCAATCAAACAAAAACCGCTAAGCATAAACAAGAACGCACAAACATTAGGTAAACTAGGTGGTCGTCCATCTAAGAAACCGCTAAGCATAGCAAAGGAACTAAATAATGGCATACGACCACAACATGCAAAATAACTACGATCACCTACAGGGTAAGGAAAGTCCTGCACACCTTGGATCTAAGAATTCTGAACCACACCATGCAGGCGGTGACGCCGGATGGAAGATGGCTGCTGGCAAGCCTACCAAGAACGATAACATGGGCAGTCATAAAGAATCTAAGGGTCCAGGCGGGATGGATATGTAGGTGTCTTCTTCTATTGAAGAAGCATGGAATCAAGCAATGATGAAGAAATCAAAAGGTAAGGCACAGCATAGCACTGGTCCTATACACAGTTCGTTCCCACCTCAGGCAGCGCCACAGCCGTCTTTTATGGGATCGCAGTCTGCACCCCCTGGCCAGGGGAGTCCTATGGGAATGTCTCCTGGCATGGGAATGCAAGGTATGCCCTCTATGGGCGGAGACACTGAACAACAGGGTGGATTCTAATGGTATCGTTACCAGATAAATATACATACAGGGATGCGAAAGACGGTACTAAGTACTCCGCACATACTTGTACAGATGATGGAGATGAAGGCGGAACTCGTGAAAGTGGAGCTGATCTTCGATTCGTAATTATGGATGGTGGGGATCACACTAGGTCTCATAAGACTATTAACGATCCAACGTCTAAGAACCGTGGTGCCTTGGGCACTAGTCGTGTCTAATGCCTAGTAAGTCAGCTAAACAAGCTAGAACTATGGCTGCTGCTGCACACAATCCAGCATTCGCTAAGAAAGTAGGAATACCTCAGTCAGTAGCTAAAGAGTTTAATCAAGCTGACGCTAAGAAAAGAAAGAAGAAGTAAATGTCTTTACAAAACATAGACGGTTCATACAATGTAACTATGCAGGCTACTGCTAATGTAGCAGGAGCTACATCTGCTGGTCCAATAGCAACACCTACAACTATCACATGTTTTCCTCTAGCTAACGGATACGAACTATCTGTAGCTATGGAACCTAATCAGATTTTATGGGATGATTACGGTACAGGTACTCTGGATGTAATCAATCGCTGGAATGCTGGAGTCACCGGAGGTGGTGGTAATGCCACTGCTGCTACCAATGCTGTAGGTAATACAGTTCTAGGTTCTGGTACAACTGCTAGCGGTTTCTCATACCTTCAATCACAATTCTCTTTCCCTGGTCGTAATCCAGGATATCTATTCGCACAGTTACAGACACAGGTAGAAGCCTCTCCTGTTCTTACTAATGCTTATAGGTTCTGGGGATTTGCTACTATTCCAGCCACACCTACCGCAGCTCTTCCACTGTCTAATGCCGTTGGATTTGAAATCGGTATTAACGGTAAGATGGCTGCTATTACCTTTGCCTCAGGAGGTAGAATTTTAATTAAGGATTTGTCTAGTACTGGTAATAATACTCAGCCTCTAGACGGTGCTACACACAAATATGAGATATTCTTTCGTGGTGATAATATCCTTTGGTACATTGACGCTGTCTTAGTCGCTACGACTATTACTGGTGCTCTAGGTCCAGATGTTAATACTCTTAATCTATCTTTTCTTACGGTAGCTAATACTACAGGTCCTACGTCTTCTGCTACTATTATAAGTGCACAGGTGACTGTAGGAGATACATCACGTAACGCACAGCGTATTGTAGATGGTACATATAACTGGCGGTCTGCTATGGTTACACCACAGGGACAGCAAGTCGTAGGTAATCTAACTCCTGGTACTCCTATTACAAACTCAGCTACTGGAACTACAGCAGCTATTACAGCTACTCTAGCAGGCGTTGCTAATAAGACTACTTATATTACAGGATTAGTTGTTACTACTAATAATCCAACTGCTGCAACTAATTCTACAGTTACGGTAGCTGGTACAGTGTCAGGTTCTCTTGTTTATGGTTTGAATACTGAAATTGCTGCTGCAGCTACACCTCAGCCAGCTCCTTTAGTTATTCAATTCTCATCTCCAATTCCAGCTAGTGCTGTAAATACAGCCATATCAGTGACTTTGTCAGCTTTAGGTGCTGGTGGAGTTGGTCAAGTTAACGTAACCGGATTTCAACTTTAAGGAGTTTATTATGACAATTAAAATGGTAACTTTTCCTGGACTTGCCACATCTGGAACAGTTTCTGTTCCAGGTCTTAAAATAGGGGATCGTATGATTGCTCTTCAAGAATCAAACGGAACAAGTCTTCCTATTGGAGGATGGTCTCAAATAATTACAACAGATGATCAAATTACTCAGTCAGCTACTGGTGATAATAGTTCTATTTCTTTAGTGGCTTTGTTTGAACGGGATGTTATCATTCCGTAACCAATGAATGGAATGGTTAGCTACTAATTTATTCAATGTTGTAACATCGCTAGTTATGATCGGTGGTGGTATCGCATTTGCTATGACTTTAGATCATAGACTTAAGAATATTGAGAAAGAACAAACAGAGACTAAATTATTGGTTGTTATGTCTGCACGTTTAGAGGAACGTTTAACATCTCTTTACCAGATAGTGATAAACCAAGGTAAACGGTTAGATCGAGTTGTAGAAAGAGTATATGGTCAAAGGCACGAAGAAGACGAATAGTCTCACTGATGAGCGTGAACAACATCGTATTAAAGCAGAAGGTTCGTTAGAATATTTTATAAACCTAGTACACCCTAAAAGACTGTTAGGCAACATACATCGAGAGACAATAAATTGGTGGACAAGACAAGATGCTAAATCGCACCAACTGTTATTGCTTCCTCGCGATCATATGAAATCTGCCCTTATAGCTTATAGGGTTGTCTGGGAACTAACTAAAGACCCAACATTACGTATCCTTTACATCTCTGCTAATAGCAACCTTGCTACTAAGCAGTTGAAGTTTATGAAGGATATTCTTACATCTGATACTTATCGTATTTTTTGGCCAGAAATGGTTAATAAGGATGAGTTTCATCGTGAGAAGTGGACAGAACGTGAAATATCAGTAGACCATCCTAAACGTAAAGAGGAATCTATTCGTGATCCAAGTATTTTTACAGCAGGTCTTACCAGTAATATTATTGGTCTCCATTCTGATATCACTGTTATGGATGACGTTGTCGTAACTGGCAACGCGTATACCGAAGAAGGTAGAGATAAGACTGAAACTCAATACGGACATCTGTCTTCTATTGAGTCTACCAATGCTCGTGAATGGGTAGTTGGGACTAGATATCATCCACACGATATGTATTCTAAGATCATTCAAATGATGATCGATGAATATGACCACTATGGTAATATTATTAAATCTACAGAACTATTCGAAGTAAAAGAATATCCAGTTGAAAGTGTAGGAGATGGTACAGGTGAATTCTTATGGCCTAAACAGCAGCGCTCTGATGGAAAGTGGTTTGGATTCGATGTTGAAATCCTTGCTAAAAAGCGATCCCAGTATATTAACAAGGTACACTTTCGTGCACAGTACTACAATGATCCCCACGACACGTCTAACTCTCCGATCAAAAGAGATAATTTCCAATACTATGATCCAGTTTTCTTAAACAAAGCAGGGTCTAACTGGGTATTTAAGAATAGTAGGTTAAATGTTACTGCTGCTGTGGATTTTGCTTACACTACTGGACTTAAGTCTGATTATACTTGCGTCGTCGTTGTAGGTGTTGATGGTGATCAAAATTACTATGTACTAGACATAGAACGGTTTAAGACAGATAAGATATCTGAATATTTTAATCGAATATTTAAACTGTATGAGAAATGGGCATTTAGGAAGATACGTTGTGAAACTACAGCTGCACAGATTGCTATCGTAAATGACCTTAAGAACAGTTATATACGCCCTATGGGACTGTCTCTTGCAGTGGAGGAATTCAGACCTTCCAGAGTACAGGGTAGTAAAGAAGAACGTATTTTATCAGTATTAGAACCTAAATACGCTAATAAACAGATATGGCATTACCCTGGAGGTAACTGTCAAATCTTAGAAGAAGAATTAATATTCTCTAATCCAGCTCATGATGACGTTAAGGACGCCTTAGCTTCAGCTATAGACTTTGCACAGGGACAAGCTCCCTTAAATATATTTAGGACCATGAAACAAACAGCACAAATCTTTAACTTTCATAATAAATTCGGCGGTGTCTCGTGACAGAATTATACCCCGAAGGTGTAAAACTATGTCCCAAGTGTGACTCCATTAACAAGAAAAGTAATACACGTTGCTGGTACTGTAGGCATGTATTTTAATGACTGGTAAGGTACTCGAACTAAGTAATATTATATCTCCTGATCAATTAGCCACTCGTCTTACAGAGCGGTGGATACAGTGGGATACTCTACGTCAAGTTAAGAAGACCGATTGGGAGGAAGTCCGACGGTATGTCTATGCCACAGATACGTCTGTGACTACTAACAATCAATTACCGTGGAAGAATAAGACTACAGTTCCAAAACTGTGTCAGATTAACGATAATTTGTATGCTAATTACATTGCTACAATGTTTCCAACACAGGCTAAGAACGTTATTTGGGAAGCTAATGAACTAGACTCTGCCTCTGTACAGAAACGTGATGCTATTGAAAACTATATGACTTGGTGTATGGATCAACCAAACTTCAAGACAGAAATAGATAAACTGGTTCTAGATTATATACATTTTGGTAATACATTTGGTACAGTTGAATGGGTAGATAAGCGTGTAGAATTAGAAGATAAGACACAAGTAGGATTTGTAGGACCGTCTATACGACGTATCTCTCCGCTTGATATTGTCTTTAATCCTACTGCAGAAGACTTTATTTCTTCTCCTAAGATTGTACGATCAATCATATCTCTTGGCGAACTTAGAGATTTACTAGATAGGATGACTAATGATGCCAACAGGGAAACGCTTGAGAACCTTTACAAATATCTTACTGAGATTCGCTTCCACGCCCGTACTTTTCAGGGCGATTGGATACAACGGGACCATCTCTACCAAATGGATGGCTTCACGTCCTTCAGAGCTTACCTCCTTAGTGAATTCGTGGAAATATTAACATTCTATGGAGATTGGTATGATTTCTATACAGACCATTTCGAAAAGAATAGGGTAATTACAGTAATTGACCGTCATAAGCTCATTAGTAATCTCGCTAATCCTAGCTACTTCGGCTATCCTGCTATCTTCCATTCACCTTGGAGACGGAAAGTTGATAACCTTTGGGGTATGGGGCCTCTCGATAATCTCATTGGCATGCAGTACCGTCTTGATCATCTCGAAAATATGCGGGCTGACGTAGTAGATCTTACTACATATCCAGTACAGAAGATTAAAGGATTTGTTCAAGAATACACCTGGCAGCCTGGAGAGAAGATCTTTATGGGTGAGGAAGGTGATGTCGAACTAGTTCAACCACAAACTAGTATTGTTAATGCTAACTTTGAGTTAAAAGAACTCAAAGAAGATATGGAAGTTATGGCTGGTGCTCCTAAGGAAGCAATGGGCTTTAGAACTCCAGGTGAGAAGACTAAATACGAAGTACAGTCTCTTGAGAACGCTGCTGCTCGTATATTCCAGAATAAAATTAAACAGTTTGAAGAACAGATAGTAGAACCATTACTTAATGCAATGCTAGAGCTTGCTAAACGTAATATGATTGGTACTACTGCAATTAAAGTGTTTGATGATGAAACTAAGGCTATGTCTTTCCAAGAGCTTACTGTGGAAGATATAACAGGTATTGGTCGTATTAGACCTATGGCTGCTAGACACTATGCAGAACAAGCTCAGTTAGTACAGAACCTTACACAACTCGCATCATCTAATCTATGGCAGACAGTTCAACCACACTTTAGCGGAGTTAATCTTGCTAAGATGTTTGAACGTAACTTTAACTTAGAAGAGTTTAAGATTGTATATCCTTACGTTGCTTTGACCGAGCAGATGCAAGGACAACAGCAAGCTATGGTTCTAGAGCAAATGATGCATCAACAGAATATGACTGCTACAGGTATAGGACATGACTACGATATGCAGCCTGCAGGTAATCAAATACAACCCCAGACCGGAGGGCGATAATGTTAATAGGATGGACAGCCCATCTTAAGGAAGAAGAAAAGGATTCGTTTCGTAATCGTGTATGGCGTGCTAAGCCAGTGCTTGACCGAGTTAATGATCTAATCGATCTAGAACTCAAAGCTGTAGATGATACGGAACGTGATCCTAAAGCATATGATAATCCAGCATGGCCATATAAGCAAGCTTATAAGAACGGTGTACGTTCTGGATTGTCTATTATTAAACAACTTGTAGACCTAAGCAAGCAACAGAAACCAAGTAAGGAAGAATGACCGATAACCTTCTAAACAGCGAAGATAGCGCTGTACTCGACCCGAGTAAAAACTATTTACCAGAGCTTGTCGGAGAAGGCAAGAAGTTCAAGACCCCTGAAGATCTTGCATACGGTAAAGCTCAATCAGACTCCTATATTAAAATCCTTGAACGCCAGATGGACCAATTGAAGGCAGATTATGAGGAAGCTCGTATAGAAGCTATATCCCGAGCCAGAGTGGAAGAGCTTGTTAATAAGCTCAATAATCCTAGTCCAATACAACCCCAAGTGACTAATGATCAAACAAAGCCTGAGATAAATATGACCGAGATAGAAGCTTTAATGTCCAGAAAGATTCAGGAAACTGAAATAAATAAAAGACACAAAGAGAATTTAGATATGGTCAAAGCTGAACTCGAAAAGAGATTCGGTAATAATCTTGAGAGTCATCTCAAAGAAGTAGGACTCGATGGAGAGTCTGCTGCACAACTAGCTAAGGTTAATCCTCAGCTCGTTCTAAAGGCCCTAGGAGTAGATAAAACTTCTCAGCCTTATAATACAGCACCTCCTCGAAACACCTCTGTAGCGTCTCCTAATAAGTATACTCCTCAACGGACATGGTCTTATTACCAAGAGATGTTTAAGGCTAATCCTTCTTTGAAAATGGATTCTCGAACTAACGTCCAAATGCAGAAAGATTACATCTCACTAGGCGAAGCCTTTGAAGATGGCGATTTCAATCGATTTGGAAAATATTAATATTAACAGTTAAATCTATTGATTTAACGTAGGAGAAATTAAATGGCTGGCTTTATGGATGCCAACACCAATTTCCTCTTGCGGACTAATCTTTGGTCTCGTCAGATCAAAGAGCTTCTGCTTGACGAATTGAATGCCATGAAATTTGTCCGCATTATCTCAGACTTCCCCGATGGTCAAACTCTGAACATCCCGTCGATTGGCGAAGCAGAAACTGCCGACTTTACTGAAGGTCAGGCTATCAAGTACAATGCGATGGATACTGGTAACTTCCAGTTCGTCTTCGATCAGTACAAGTATTCTGCTAACGCAATCTCCGAGAAGTTCAAGCGTGACTCATTCTATTCGCAAGATGTTATTGCAGCCTTCGTGCCGCGACAGCATCGTGCTCTAATGGAAGCTGTCGAGACTAACATTCTCGCTAAGGCTAATGCAGGACAGGTTACAGGCAACGAAAATATTATCAACCTTGCTCCGCATCGTTGGGTTGGAACCGGTACTTCTAGTGCTATTACGTTTCAGGACTTTGCTGCAGTGGACTATGCCCTTACGAAGGCAAACGTTCCTCTGGTGAACAAGATTGCCATTCTCGATCCGTCTGCGATCTTTACGCTCCAGACTCAGACGAACATGGTTAACTTGCTTACGCCTATGCCTCTGTGGGAAGGTGTCATTAAAGAAGGTGCTGTAAATGGATTTAAGTTCCGTTTCAATATCTTTGGTTACGACATTTATCAGTCTAACTATCTTCCTTCGATTGCATCTGAAACTATTACTCGTGGTGGTACTGCTCTTTCGGTAACGAATGGTGTTGCTAACTTCTTCTTCTCTGCTGCTCCTGGCGACACTCTTCCTTGGGTTGGTGCTTTCCGTCAGTTGCCTACAGTGTACTCGGAGTTTAATAAAGATCTACAGCAGGAAGAATATCTGACTATCGCAGAATATGGCTTCAAGCTTTATCGTCCTGAGAACATGGTTACCATTCTTACGAACACTACGGTTGTTCCGAGCTAATAGGAGAATATTATGGTCGCAGGTTATTGGGTTAATCAAGACGGTCTTGTGTTGCAGTATGGCACACAGAAGGCCGTTCCCGAAATGGGAGGTGACTACCTTATTTACGGTGAAATCCGTGAAGTTGAGCAGTACATTCCTCTCGTCCCCACTACGTGGGGTTCTGGTGGTGTCGCCCAGGGCGCTCCACCCACTTCTCTAACGTTTGTTGGAACAGGTACGTCTCTACAGGCAGGCATTCAGTCTTTGACTCAGATGTTTCCTCTACAGCTTACTGCTCCTCAGACAGCATCTGGTAGTGCTCTGACACTTACAAATACTCAGCTCTTTATTGAGTCTGTGTGGCTTGAAACTGTTCAGGTTATTGCCCCTACATCTAATACAATGACTGTTGGTCTTGTTACGTCTACGGGTGGTTCTACTCCTGCTTATGTGCAAATTGCACCTAACGCAGGTTTTCAAATCATTGGAACTAGTGCTGCTACAGGTTTGTCTCTTGGAGCTACTATTGCTCCGATTGGTACTCAGGTAGAGTTTAATATTCCTGGTGCAACTGGTACTGTTTATGGCGGTGGTGTTCCTACTGCTACTACTGGTAACGGTGGTGCATGGATTGGTGCTGTTCCTGCAGTGACTACTACACTTCCCACAGGAGCACAAACTCCTCTTGCTCAGGAAGCGTGGATTTCAACACTTACCAATGGTGCGTTTACTTCTGGTCTTCTGAAGCTACGTATTCGTTATAACATCTACGGTAACATCAGTTACTAATTGATTATAACTGGGTGAATAGTTTTTATTGTTTCCCTATTCTTTGTGGCTGTTAAAGCAGAACAATGTCAGACAGCCAACCAGTTTAATTAATAGAAAGGATATAAATGACTGATTTTTCTAAACGAGTAGATATGGGTGGAGACGATGTAATCTTCAATTCTATTATGTATTCATCTACTCCTGGCGGCTCAGTTGCTAGAGTTATTGATGTTAATGGACCTACTCCTACTGTTAATTCTACTACAGCAGGTACTTTAACTTTTGCTATGATGCTTTCAGGAATGTACTGTGCTACTAATGCTGCAGCTACTACTATTACATTAGACACTGCTGCTAATATTGTCGCAGGTTTGAATACTAGTTATTCTGGAGCACAAGTTGGAGATACTATTGTATTTACTATTGCTGCTTCAGCAGGTGGTGTTGGTACTCTGACAATAGGTACTGGTAATACTCTTAGTACAGGATCTGTTGGTACAGTTGCTGCAAATACGCAGAGAACATATCAACTTAAGGTTACTAATGTTACAACTCCAGCATGCACGGTGTATTGCTAAACTAAATGGCTGAGAATATTACACTCAATCCCGTAGCTACGTTTCAGAACGACACTACAGCAGTAAACACTGTAAATACTAATAACACAACTATTACTACAGCGTTTCAAGATGTACTGTCTCTAAGCGGGCAGTCACCTAACCAAATGAAAAGTGCATTAGACATGAATTCATTTCCTATTATGAATCTACCTCCTCCAGGTAGTTCTAATAGTCCAGCTAGGTTGATTGACGTAACTTCGACTAATCCTATTACTATTTCTCTGTCTCTTGCTGGAGATGTCACTGCCCCGGCATCCTCTGGCGTTCTTACTACTACAGTAGCTAAAGTTAATGGAGTTAGTTATCCTACTACTCCTTCAACTAATACTGTTCCAGTAGTTACTTCTTCAAACACTATTACTTACCAACAAATTAACAATGCACAGATTGCAGCAGGTACAATAACTTCTGCTAATATTGGAACTAACGTAGTCGGTAATACTAATATACGACAAGGAGCAGCTCGTTCTGTAATAGGTGTTACAGGTAATGCTACTGCTAACGAAGCAGATATTCAAGGAACTACTCGACAAGTCCTTGCAGTTAATACTGCTGGTACTGGTCTTGTCTTTGCACAACCTCAAGGTGATCAACTTTTAGGTACTATTACTAATGATGCAGCTACTGCTGGTAATATTGGTGAGTATATAACATCTGTTATAAATTCTCCTGGAGTTACTCTATCTAATAATGTGGCGTCTAATGTAACATCTATCAGTTTAACGGCAGGTGATTGGGATATATCAGGTGCTGTATATTTTACTCTAACTGGTTCTAGTACTGCAGTAGTTGGAGGTGTAACTACAATATCTGCAACTCAAGCTTCCGCTCCAGGTCAATTTTATCAATATAATTCCTCAGCACTTGCAGATACTTTTTCTACTGCTCCTGTTAGTTCTTTTAGATTAAGTTTAAGTACAACTACTATTGTATATTTAACTGCTTTGTGTATTTTTTCTACTGGAGCCACAACTGCATTTGGTGCTATAAACGCACGTAGAGCACGATAAATGGCTATTAACGTATCTCTTGCTCAACTTACTACGCTTAACAACACGTCTATCTTAGGACAGATTAATTCTAATAATGCTATCATTCAGACTGCTTTAACAGATGCTGTGTCTAGATCAGGACAGTTACCTAATAATATGCAGTCTCCATTAGATATGAATAGTAATCAGATATTTAATCTACCTCCTCCTGCTACAGGTAATTCTCCAGCAAGACTTAACGATGTAACAAGTACAACTATTCCAGTGTCTTTTCCTACTCTTATAGGAGATGTAACTGGAAGTGTTAATATTAGTACGGGTAATACTACAACTACAGTACAGAACGTATCTACAGCAGGATCTATTAAATCATCGGCTATGCCAGCTTTAACAGGTGATGTAACTACATCTGCAGGTAGTGTTAATACTATTGTAGGTAAAGTGAATGGAGTTGCTTATACTTCAAGTCCTAGTACAAATACTGTCCCTGTAGTAACGGGAGCTAACACAATAACTTATGAAACGGTTCCTGGTTCTGCTATATCAACTAATACTATAGCTAACAGTAATTTAACTCAAGCAACGTCTAATACCATTAAAGGTAATCCTACTAGTTCTACTGCTAACGTTACAGATACAGTAGCTCCAGTGTTAGGTAATAATGGTGGTACAGGTGGTTCCGTCACACTTAACGGAGCTACATCTGGAAGTTGTATTGTAAAGGTTGCTGCCGTTGCAGGTACAGGTATTAATTTTCAACTACCTCCTACAAATGGTTTGAATACTAATAT